TAGATATTCAAAATGAACTAACAGTGGAATTGAGAGAGAAATTTATGAAGTCAAAATTAGGGAAGAGTTTAATAATTCTAGATTTGATAATACAAGAGGTAAATATATCAAGATTACAGCAAGTTAAAAGAGGATTTTTCATCTTAAAATTTTTGTTGGATTATCCGGTGGCCATTTTGATCAAGCCTACATGTGCTGATAAACAAATCTTCTTCAGTGTAGCAGTAAGAAATGAAGACTTAATACATAATTTTGAATTGCCATTCAAAAATGGTATAAGATGTGGTGATTTAACAATATTTGAATTTGTTTCATTAAATAAACATACTTGCACTCATCAATTATATCTTCCAGAAAAAATGTTTTCTTTTCTGGTCATGTGGATGAATTTGTTCACTCAAAGTTATGAGACTCTGCTTGACAAACCTCATGAAGATATGATGAAACATTTCAACTCAACGCTATTATTTTGGATGGAAGCAAAAAGTCAAACAAGTAGAGAGATGCAACAAATTCGATATTCTTACATGGAGATAATTTCTTTAGGTTATTTACTAGATCCATTAAAAATAGTCAAAAAGTGGGACTGCTTCACTAGGAGTCGATTGTTGCTTTGGGCAAGGAAGAGATTCTTTTATGCTATAGAGAAAATGTCTGAGCAGGATATTAAAATAGGAATAGATATTAATACAAAATATGATGCAAGGAAATCTCAAGATAAAGTTTCTGGATTAGTTTCTTGGGTAACTGGTCTTGAGATTGACAAATTTGAAGTTGCATTAAACATATGTTATTATGGTGTTCTACATAACAAGGAGGATGGAGATAAAACACATGGAACATTGAAGATATTTTCAAAAGTGTTGAAAGAAGAAATAAAAATGCGAGACATCAAGACTAATTTAACTGGCAAAGAAACAGCAGATTGGAATAGTCTCAACGATCATGAATTTGATTATAAGTATGTTGCAGCAGCAGGAGATAGAGTCATGTCTGAAATAAAGACTCAAAGACCAGATGTTTTTGTTGACATTGAAAGTTATTTGACTAAAAAATTAATAAATCGAAAATTAACTGATCTAGCAACAATGAAGAAGAGTGCGGCAGGAGATTTAGAAGATCTTTACTATGAAGAGGGTAAGAAAGTGAATCAAAGACAATCTTGTCTGGAATCATGTATTAAGATGATGGATGAGGGATACTCTGTTCACTGTTTCACCGAGATAGATAAACACATAAAAGTGGTCGAAGAAAAATATGGTGGTGTGGTCAGCAATTTATTCAAAAAACAGCAGATAGGTGGAGTTAGAGAAATATTTGTTTTAGAGTTTCACTGTAGAATTATAATACATTTTCTAGAAACCATATGTAGAGCTATTGGTGAATTAATGCCCAATGAAATGCTGACAAAGGGAGATAAAAAGATGTTGCCTTCAGAGATTCATAACAAAACAGTGAATAGGAGTTTAAATTTCGAAAGAGAAGAAACAACAGTGATAAATTCTGATGATGCTACTACATGGGCACAAAGATTTATTATGCCAGTCTTTGGATGTTTTTTATCAAGAATATTACCAGGTGATATAAGTAAAACATGCATGAAGATTCTAAATCTAGTGACTAGTAAAAAACTGGAATTGCCAGGTGAGCTATTAGAAATTTTCATGAGGAACAAG